CACGCTTGATTTCGAATAATTGCCAAGCTGAATCTAAGTCTTTAAAGGCAACCAAGTTCCCTTCGGTGACGTATTGTGCATCGGCATGGTCGGCGGGAACCGAAAAGGTAAAAGTATTCTCAAAACTACCGGTCAATACTTCATGGTGGATAGGCTCAGAATATGGGCAAGCAGTGCCATCGTTTTTTAGTACCGCCTGAAGTTGTTCATTTATATCAAAAATGTATAGCATTAGACCCACCTCGGACTATAAGCTACTGATGCCGTGCAAATGCCGGCCGGCAGAATGGTCATGGTACTCTCACCTACCGGTAGGGCAAAGAATTCGCTGTTCTGCCAATCGTACTTATCCAGGGCGCGGCTACCGTTTATCAGTACCGCCCCTGTCGCACAGTTGACATCCAGGGTGTCGCCGATCTGGAAGTCATGGACAATCCGGACGTACTTCGTCCCTAAAGTAACTTTCCACTCGCTGGCCGTGGCCGTGAATGTGGCATTGAACACAGGCAGGGCTTCAAAGGTGCCGGGATTGGTCACGGTCGCGGCATCGGCAGTAAAATTCTCCGTTACTTCTTCGCCGTAGGCAAAAGGTTCACAGCGAAAGCTAACTTCAAATTTACCCAACATAAAAAACGGCTCCATATCAATCTCGCCGTCAGGCTTGCCGATGAAGTGTTTGCCCGGCAGAAAGTCAAATAAAATAGTGTTTCGTTCCTCCGAATACAGCCAGGCTTTAATATCAAGCGATTTGGCATACATATCTGCCTGGCTATTCCCCACGAAAGCAAATTCCACACCTATAAGCAGGTCCCGCCGCTTTCCGGGGAAATGATAGCTGCCATGCCTGCCGGGAATATCGATATAGGAATCGCTGGAAGCGGGGACCATTGACCAGCTTGTTACTTTCGCGCCCAGGCTATAGGCGCTTGCATGGGTGCCCTTGAAGGTGATCATAGCCCCTGCCCCCTCAACTTACCTTGATTGAGATAATAAAGCTGCTGAGAAATAACTCTACCGTCAAGGTTTACGGTTAGATTGATTGGCTGTCCATTACCAGCTAGGGCGAGCGCCGGTATCGCTGATGAAACAGATGTTTGGTTTACATTGGCCGTAACATTTGTCTGTAGGCCCTCAAGAGATTCAGCCGCCGCTACAACCGCTGCCTTAAGATCCGGTATGCCTGCCCGTATCCCTTCGGCAAACATCTCAATCAGATTAGGTGCCCATTTATCCGCATCCCTGCCAGGCCCCTCCTCGGCTGGCGAATGAAAGCCAAGCACACGTTTAATAGCATCTACTGCATTACTTGCCATGTCCCAAAGGTAATTAATACGGGATTGTATGCCATCTGCAAATTCGTTTAACAGGTTTGCACCCCAATCCCATGCCTGAGATGCAAGTCCGCTAAGGGTCCCCCATATTTCGTCTGCAATACCTGAAATAATGCCGCTGACACTTCCCCATGCGCTACTCGTTACAGACGTTACAGAGTCCCATGCGCCTCGTATAGTTAAAAGAATGCTGTTCATTATTCCTGACAAAATAGAATAAATACCATTCCAAACACTTGATGCCGCACTGGATATACTCTGCCATATTGACTGAAGCTGGGATTTTATAGTATTCCAAATCTGTTCAGTAGCTCCTTTTAAGTTTTCCCATGCTTGTCTTATTGAATCAACTAACTTCTGAAAATAATAATTGTGGTCATAGAGCCATTTGAAGGCATTAACCACAAATTCTTTGACAGCGTTCCATATTTCCGTTGTTTTAGCCTTGATATTTTCCCATGCCTGTGTAATTGCGCTGAAAAGGTTTGTAACTGATTGGGAAACGCTTGTTTTTATACCGTTCCAAGTTGCCCCGAGACTTTCCCATAAGGCTTGGGCGGCTGCTTTTATTGTATCCCAGTTTTTATATAGCAATACTCCGCCAGCGGTAAGAGCAGTTATGGCAGCAATAGCTATTCCAATCGGGCCGGTTATAGCGGCAATTACCGTACCCAGTGCGGGGAATGCTGTGGTTAGGATTGCTACGCCTGTAGCCCCGCCGGCCATTGCGGCAGATACGGCACCGAAAGCACCAACAATAGCTGTAAGAGCCGGAAGAACAGCTGAAATGGCGATTAACAAAGGACCAATTGCGGCCGCAATTCCAGCGACGGCCAGAGCCACCTTTTGCCCCTCCGGGGACAAATTGGCAAACCATTGAGCCATGCTCTGTATTGCCGGAACAATCGTATTTTTCATGATGTCGGCCAGGGGTAAAAGCGCCGGTCCTATTGCCGTTTGAAGCTCACGCAAAGCCTTGGTTAGCGCAATCATCGGGTTATTTTCATGCAGTGCGGCAGTAGCCGCTTCGGTTGCCCCGCGAAATTCACCAACGCCCTTAACGCCTTCAGCCATGGCAATGATAACTTTTGACCGAATATCTTCCCATTGTGTGCCAAAGAGAGCCACGCCAGCAATGTTTTGCTGTACTGGGTCTTTCATGGCAGCAAGGGCGCTAATCGTGGCCGCGAATGCCTGCTGACCCTTTTCGCCACCCTGGGCGATTGCCTGGGCCATTTGCTCAGCGTTAAGACCAATTGCCGCAAAGCCTTCCGCAGTAGTCTTACTACCGTCTTGGGCACGGATATTGAATTCTTTTACCGCATCACCAACTTTGTCAAGGTTCCACGCGCCGGCCTGAGCGCCGGAAATAAGAATGCCTAGCATTTGATCGGCACTCATGCCCATTGCGGCAAACTGGGGGGAGTATTCCCGCAAGGTATCAAGCAATTCTCCGGAGAAGTCGCCGCCTCGCTGGAATCCCACGGTAATCAAATCCATTGCCTCCTGACCACTGATCCCAAAGTTTGTCATCATTACACCAGCCGCGGCGGTGGACTCCTTTACATCCGCGTTAAACACATCTGCAATAGTCATGGCCGCCTCAGTGACTAATCCGAGCTCATCTTCGGCCATGATTTTCATGTTCTGGCGCACGTTTTGGATAGCCGAAGTAACCTCATCTATATTTTGTCCGAAGCCGTTTACCCAAACAACTTCGGCTACAGCTCCTAAATCTGCTGCTTCGTCTGCGGTCAAACCTAATTGAGCTTGTAATTTGCCCGTTGCCACTTCGGCATCTAGGGCGCCCTTGGCAACAAGACCGCCTGCAGCTACAATGGGAGCTGTAACCGCAACGCCCATTGTTTCACCAATACCCCGCATTTTTTCGCCAGTATTCTGTAGGGTGTCGCCTAAGCTTGATACCTCTTTTTTGGTGCCTTTAGCCTGGTCCTCCAACCGTTTTAACTGCTGCTCCGTTGCCGCAATCTCGCGTTGAAAAGCCCGGTATTGACCTTCGCTGATTTCTCCCCGCTGAAATTGCTGGTTTACTTGCTCTTGGGCAGTCTTCAACCTGTTGAGTTTTTCAGAGGTATTGGCTACGGCATCACTGAGCAATTTCTGTTTCTGTGCCAGGAGTTCGGTATTGGTCGGGTCCATCTTCAGGAGCTTTTCCACCTGCTTTAGCTCGCTCTGAATATCTTTACTTTTCTTGTTTACGTCAGAAAGAGCATTTGAAAGCCCGGTTGTTTCTGCTCCGATTATGACGTTAATTCCCTTTATACTTTCTGCCATTTATTACCACCACCTCAATTAGCAAAGAAAGCGTCTATATCTGCCTGTGTAGCCTTACGCGGCCTATCCTTATCTGCGCCAGTGTAAATATCCACATATGCAGCCAGGTCCCGGATCCGGAATTCGTTTATCTCGGCCAGGGACAGCCCAGCCTTTTTGCCTACGGCAATCCATTCCAGATCAATCCTGTCCGATACGTGGCTATTTTTTCTTTGTTTGCTGCTGAGACTTGACTCCTCGACGAAAAAAGCCGTCTGCGGCCTCCTCCATGACGGCTTGCATCATGCCCGGATCAGAGATGTCAAAAGACTCCAGTGCTCCTACCCACTCAATAAAGGAAGGGAATTGCTTGCCCGGTCCCACGTCGGCCTTTGCCATGGCCCAAATGATCTGCAGAAGGACTACAGAGTCAATCTGTGATGGGTCTTTCTCCAGTCCTCTCATCTTCACCATATCGCCGACAAGATCAGTTCCAAAAGCCTGCTTGTAAAACAGAAGGGCCAGGGGAGTAGCCCTGACCCTAACCTTTTTATCACCGATAAGTATCTCTCTCATAGGTCCTCCCTACGCCATTGCCGGCAAGGTCACAGCATTAAAAAAGGCATTGTAAGCCGCTGTGTTCGTTGCACTTAACTCCATGACGC